GGGATGACCGTCTCTGCTTTGAACTCTGGCACACCGACAAATTCCTTCACCTTCATCTGGTAGCCGGTTCTGTCAGTCCTGATGGTTTCCTGCTTGCCCTCGATGAACTGCTCGCGCCACTCGTCGCGGCGGGAAGCTGGCATAATCAGCAGAACGTTGGTCATATCCGTGACCTTCTTCCAGTATTCGGCCCAGATATTCTGTTTCACCCACTCAAGATTGACCTTGTCCAGCCAGGGGCGATTGAAGCGTGAACGCTCGTCATCTGGTTTGTGATTCAGTCGCAGCAGCCGGTTGATCATGTTGTGGCGTTCATCGCCATAAACGAAGTCATGAACCTGATGCATAAAGGCGATTTCCTTCTCGCACTCGGCCACAATTTCGTTGATGACGTTCATCTCTTGCCGGTAGTCGATGTGAGTGTCTGGAGTGATAGAGTCAATGATGGAAAGAGCTGTATTCATAATTACACCACTAAACAAATTGTTTTCTTGTTGGCGTTATTATCTCAAAACAGAATAGGTAACAAAGAGAGAAGTAAAGGTTGATGTCGGCAATGAAGTTTTTTTTAAGTTTACTTAAGACTTATCTCGCAGGTAGACGTACCATGCAATTCAAATCCACTTTGAGAAGAGATAATGAATAAAAATATAATATTGCTGATCTTAGCCAGCGCATTCGCAATGAACGCCCATGCTGATGATGCCAACAATGGATATGCCGAAACGAACAAGGCTTCCAGCTACATCAAGTGCGGACTCTATGCTACGGTTGCAAACCTCCACAAGGACAACCACAGCGATATCCCGGAATCAAATGCCGATGCATTCAGAATGCTCGCGCTGAAGCACTGGAGAATTGGTTCGAAGCTCATAGGGGCTTCAAGTACCGGCGATAAAGAGATAATCGATTTTGCTACCTATCTTTCCTCGCAAGAGGCCATTACCTGGGATGCGGTACCAGAGATGAACAAATCGAGCAACAATGGCAGGGCAGCAATTGCGGCTTATAGCAATGCAAACTGTGACATATTGTTAGAAGCGGCGAAGTAGAAGAGGTGGCTTTAGCTTTCTTCTTAAGATGGTGGATCAGTTGCAATTGCTCAAATTACTGATGAAGACTTTACCGTTCAGATTTGCTCTAAAGAAAAGCCTATGCATGCCGATAATTAAACTGAAGGTATTATGAAATCACTTTCTATCATATAAAAGGAAACATACTTTATGAAAATCAGGAAGATACAGAGCAATGACGGGTTGTTCTGTACATGCTGTCAATTGCCAATTGATCAATGCAAAAATCGCTCTAAACCATTGAAAGGTTAAAAATGGCCACCTTGTGTGGCCATTTTTACTCTTAACGTATCTCATGTTCTCTTTATACATAATATTTTGACGAACGCTGCTGTCGAACTTTGCTGCACATTGTTAAGCTCAGTCTGAGTATTTCAACATCCACTATCTGGCACAGAGCTACCTGTCAGCATAGGTGAAGCTCTGTGCTGTAAAAGTATAGGCCAATGCAGATTAGTGGCGTACCTGCTGCATTTTGTGCGGCTGTTCGGTAAGGTCGTGACGATGAGTTAGTTCACGCATCATGTCTTCGAGACGGTCAATCGTGCCGGTCAACTGATCTGCCATTTCGCCTAACAGCTTCTTCACGGCCATCGGATCTTCACTGTTCAGGTCAGGCATTTTGTACCCGACCTGAGCCGCCATAATTCTGAATGCAGTCATCAGCATCGCCAGAGAAGATTTCAGACCGGCAATCTCGCTATCTTTGCTGGGGTTGCTTTCATCTGTTCGTGGCATTACCGGAGAGCACTTCGGCTCACTGACCATATTGAGAGTCGCCTGAAGTTTGTCGGCGCGATCTTTTTCGACCAGATACGCTTCACCCAGATGGCGAGCAAGCATCACTATCTGCATCGGCTCATCAAACAGGCTGGAAAACTTTAATACGGCAAAGACACGCTCAATTTCTGGCATGGATTCATGGCCGACAACAGCACCCAGCATTTCCACCAGCTCACGTGCGCCGACTTCATTGATGATTTTCTCAATGTTGGCGTTATCTGCTTTGCATTTCTGGCACATGTGTTTTTCCTTATCTTTTTAAACAAGTTGTTTTCTTGATGTCGTTATTGTGGCGTAACTGAAAAGGTGGACAAACGCCACGTAAAGGCGGACGCCAGCACTGGCGGTCTGTTAAAAGAACCCGAGAATGCTGCCTACCGGAACAACGAAAATTCCCACGACACGCGCCAGCGTCATACCTGCATTAAATTGCAAATCGCCACCTGAAATGAGCTTTGCCAGGTTCATTACCCAACCGCCAGCCATCAAAATGGCGAGACCGATGAACAGTGAAGAGATGTTCTGAATACTTAACTTCATGCCACCACCTCAGTCACAGGATGAGGTCGCAGAATGCTGTCCACCATCATTCCATCCAGAGAGACAGAAGGGCTGTGCTTCGCTGGCGCTGAGATCAGAGGGGATTCTGGTGTCGCGGTGGTTGAAGTGGCTGGATTGACGGGTTCCGGTATCAGCAGACTCTGACCGGCTGGTACGGCTACCGCTGCCAGAGACGCCAGAATGAGTGCGTAGGCCATTGGTTTCAGTCGTTTGAGTTGATAATTTTCCATGAGAACTCTCCATGTCAGCCTGGTGCTGGCGCAGGATGCGAGAAGTCACAGACTTGCGAGCCTTCTCGACAGCGACAATCGTGCCCAGATTTGAAATGGCGAACGCCTGAGCGTCACAACGTTGCTCCAGCGCAATCACCCGATCTTCCAGTTCTGCAAGACGTGCAGAAACACGACCGCAAAGCAATTCGGCCAGAGCAAGACGTATTGAACGAGGACGTTTGATGAAAGAGGTGAGAGGCGTTTGGCGAGCCATATGAATTCCATTCAGTGTCAGAAAGAGCTGCGGCTGGCATAGCCAGCCGCCTGTTTGCGTTCCATCCTGGAACAGTACCTTGCCGGTACGTCGTCATCCTGACGACGGATAAGATACCTGAATTAATACAATAGGTAAATACTTACTTATTATTTTGTGCCAAAAAACCGACATCTCGTTTGTGAGGGGTTTCAGCCGCAGCATACGCGGCGATCTTAGCCAGCCGATCGCACATTTCGTTTTCGCGATGACCATCATGGCCTTTCACCCACTTCCAGCGGACATTGTGCCGGCTGGCGGCCACATCGAGGCGCTTCCAGAGATCGACGTTTTTAACTGGCTTCTTCTCAGACGTCATCCAGCCATTACGCTTCCAGCCCTTCATCCAGAGCGTCATACCGTTTTTGAGATACTGGCTGTCTGAATGCAGGATCACGTTGCAGGGGTATTTGAGACGCTCCAGCGCCATCAGAGCGCCCATCATCTCCATCCGGTTATTAGTGGTGCTGTGGAAGCCATCAGACAGCTCACGTTCTTCTTCACGATACTGAAGAACGATACCGTATCCGCCAGGCCCGCCCGGATTTTTAAGGCAAGAGCCATCGCTGAAGACTTTCACAGTTTTAAGCTGGGGATTGAATTCGACTACAGGCGTTTTGACGTTGGTGCGGATCTGCTGGTGGGTCTGGCGTCTGGCTTCAGACTTTGGGCGGCAGCCAGTTTTTTGCCGGGCTGGGGTCTTGGTCGTCATAGTGGCTCCAGAAACGCGCGCCGCGACGTTTTTTTCCTCGCGCGTGTGCGCACGCGTGCGTGTATTAACTATTTAAATTTAAAGTTTTTTTAAAAGAGACTTACTTCCCAGAACAGGTTTTAATTAACCTGAACTGAACGAACGAAGTGAGTGAAGTTCACCTCGAACGAAGTGAGAGGTTGTCTTTTCAGGTAATACTTTCCCAGGGAGGTGAGTACAAAATTTCCTCACCAACCTGGTCGTTACATAACCTGAAAAGTTATGACCTAAGTCTACTGCCAGCTCAGGCTTGGGAAGTTATGGATGACAGCACCCCAGAACCGAGATCTTCCCACACTTTATGAAGGGGAGTACTGGATTCAACCTCTCGAAACATCCCAGACTCGACAATCATAAAGTGACCCTTCTCTCTGCTCACTTTGGTTCCCCCTTCCCCGACCCCTTAACGGTGCCGGTTCTACGCTGGTAGTGAGCTTTTTTAAACCTGACGCCAGTGACGCTATCCCCCACCCATCAGGTCGAGCTTCCGGATGTGTCCGGAAGCGGGGTAATTTTACCACTGGCAATTTGCGTTTTAAATGGTAACTACTTACCTATTAAACTGTTTGATTATTTTCTCGACCATGAAGCTGAACGTTCAGGGCGAAGACCTCGTTGATCAGCTCTCCCATGAGTTGCTCCACCAGTTCTCTGTGCTCCCCTGTGTGAAGACACTTAAGCGCCCACTCATAGAGACTGAAGGCCTTATCACGATCTTTCATCATGTCGCGTGCTTTGACCAGAAAGTCGCTCTCAACGAGCGCTACGACGTTCGTCGGGTATACCATGATAGTTTTCCTTAGTGTGGTTCATAAAATTGATTCTAGAGCGTCTGGAGAGGGGTTCTACGCTGTTCCGGAGTTTGATAACGGTCTGGGAGTTGTCGTCCTGAAAAAGCCTGCTTCCGTATAATTAATAATAAGTACTGTATTATTTATATATACGGAAACAGGTTCACAAACAACTCCCAGACTGGTGTTTAAGCGGCCTTCTTAGGTGGTCTTTTTTTCCTGATAACACTGGCAGGATCGTACCCACCCAGCTTTTTCATTACCGCCAGCGGTATCTTGCTGATGCGATGCCCGGCGTCCTGACAGAAGCCACGGAAGATGACGAGCATACTGCCACCGGGATTGACGTTGACTTCCACCAGCCCGAGTTCAACGTCAGGCTCGACGAACGCTACGCGCCCACCAGACAGGATGACCGTTTCGTTGGCGAATTCCGCGGCACGTTCATACCACTGTGTATCAAGGGACTGCGGAATGAGCATAACCGTTGTCACGCCACGTGTTTGTTCGCGGATAGCCGCGTCAATCCAGGGTGTGATTCTGGAGTAGGGCGGGTTCAGAAACGCCATCGTTCCGGGTTCACCCCAACTGCATTTGAGAGCATCGCGCTCCACGCCGATATAGACCGGCAGAAGTGCGTTATCCTTGTTACAGGCGACGTCCACATCGAACTTTATGCCTGTATATCGTTGAATGGCGACAAACAACCACTGTGGTGTGCGCCAGAGGTCACGCAGAGCGGCATCGCGCTCCCGTTTCTTGATTTTCTCTGCTGCGATCATTGCTCAACTCAATAGGTAACTACATACCTATTTTTTCATTTCAATGCAGTTATGGCAAATAAAACTAAAACGCGCCAGAAAGCTAACGGGAAGCTCACTGGCGCGTTTTTTCAATGCTGGATATGCGATTGGCTTACCCAGCATGTGAAAGCGCTCTGGGGGCTTTAGATTTGGCAGGGGAACATCATCCAATAGAATACTCCGCAACGAATTTTTTGACGATCGGGGACTCTTCGTTAAGTGTGAGATTCCCACCCTCCCGCAGCGCGATACCTGTCGCCGGGAAAACAGCCATCATCTGGCCAGCCTGAGTAGAGGCTGTGCTGAGAGGGTAGGGTTTATCCGGGTTACTCATGAGCGCGAGCTTGATGCTGTTACTTGTTGCCGATTTCGACTCAAGCAGGTGACGCATAGCAATAACCGTGTATACGCTGATCTCCGGGCCGCCACTGAACCAGTTCAGGAGATTCAGGATCTTGTCTTTCGCTTTTACTGGCGCCTTTTCGAAAGCCGCACTAAAGACCTCATTCTCAAGACCGGCTGCGGAATAGAACGACTCGTCTTTGCCTTCCAGCGTGAAGCGTGGCTTGCCTGGCGTGCGCTCCGTTTTCTTCCGTTCAGTCTGGGGTTTTGGCTTTACAGCTTCTGACGGAGGTTCGGCTTTATCATCGGCCGCGTCTTGCCGGGACTCGACTGAGGTAATGATGGATTCCGGTTCTGACGTCGGCTCCGCACACACGCCGGCCATCAGATCGCGTTCTGGCTCAACAAGCTGCTCAGGTTCGTGCTCTGTCTCCAGCGCTTCGAAGACACTACTCATATCCTCAGTCGTATCGGCGGCAAGGACCTCATCGGCCACCACTTCAACGGGTTTGGCAATTCCGTCATCAAGGCCTGCCAGCAGATCGTCAATCTCATCAACGCCACTCGCTTTCGCCGCATTTGATGCAGGCTCATCCAGCGATTGCAGCATAGCCGTCAGTTCGTCCAGATCATCGTTTTTAACAGTGTTAACGGTGGTTCTCATGTGTTTCTCCTTCGATTAAGCGTTTCCGCATTTGGTGAGTGTATTCTGACAAAACCTATCAGGCGGAAAAGTCATAATTACAGGCAGTTAGAAGAACTGAAGGCAAAGAAAAAGCGCCATCAGGCGCTTTCGAATGGGAGTTTGAAGAAACCGTATTTCTCTCTGGCTTTGAAGAAACACTGCATCATCAGGTCAGTATCGTACAGAGCGCTGTGGGCCTTCTCACGGTCGTAAGTGAATCCAAGTGAGAACGCCAGCTCTTCCAGACGTGGACGCTTGCCGTCTTCCGTAGCCCACAATCCCTCCAGCATCGAGTCCACCAGCGGGATATCCGGCAGCGTCACACCATAGCCTTTGAACTCGTGACGAATGAAAGGAATATCGAACGCTTCTCCATTATGTGCGACCAATGCACTACAGGCGCCCATATATGCGGCAATGTGCTTTGCGTGGTCTGCTAACAGTGGTTCCACAGCCAGTTCTTCCAGCGAAATACCATGAACCGCCTGCGCTTTAGGATCGATACTTCGACGTGGGTTAAAGCGCATTTCAAGGCTGTCGATGTGCTTCTGGGTTTCCAGTTCGTAACGGGTAATGGCGATTTCAATGATTTTGTGGCCTGACGTATAGTCCAGCCCGGTGGACTCGATATCTACGCCACCGACAATCGTGGTCATTGCTACTCCTTACAACTTCTTTGCGCCTTTCAGCAGTGCGCTACGCACGAACTGAGCGGCTTTTTTCAATGCTTCCTCACCCGTTTCGCAGACAACCGGCGCACGCCATTCGCCTGTCGTGGTGTTGAGGACGTTAATCTGATTGGTTTCGAGACAGACGGAGATGTAAAGCACCGCGCCGCCAGCGAGTCTGAGGTGCATGGGAAAAAGAGGACGTTTTGTGCCACCGTTGAACTGTGACATCGCAACGTTTATGGCCTCACCAACGTCTTCACTGACAAGTCCCTGTACGGACTCGAACACGGCACGGACAGCCAGACGCGCTTCCCGATCGCTCATAAGAGAGCGGGATTGCTCGTCCGCTATGCGGATCAGCGCTTCGATCGTTTTCCGATTCAACTCATCAGTCAGGGGAAGTTCGTCTATCATTCTGTTTTTCCTGCGTTCTTTTGGCGTGTTTTATTGTCGCAATACTTAACAGGGGAACAACTGTCAGTGAACGGTTACTCGACCAATGAAGCGGCGCTCGATGTTTTCGGCCACACGGTCAAGGACACGAAAGACCGATCTGGCTCGTGACTCAACGGTGCGGCACTTATCCGCGATGATGAACACTTGCAGATCGCCAATTTGAGGCAGAGAGTTAATCTTGGTGAGTTCGCCGCACATCAACGCATCAATACGCGCCACATACAGACGGTCCAGAGAACCCCGCTGTGCTCGCTTACGGTCGTCGTCACTCAGCTCGACCCCCGGACGCAGCCCGGCAATAGCATTGAAGTTGGTGACGATGGTCTGGTGGCAGAATCGCTCAATGTCGAGCGCCAGTTCGATGCAACGGTCTTCGTTTGTCTGACCGACCAGATCCAGTGTGTACGCCATGACATCCGCAGGCGTGCGATCGATAACAAAGCCTTCCACACCCCGTGTGATCATCTCGATGTGTTTTGCGATCTCCTGCTGTACCTGCAGTCGTTCAAAGAGCGGCATCTGTTCGCCCACTTTCACGCCCAGCCGACTCATCAGCTTTCCGACACCGGCATCCACATACGGAATGCCGTAATGCTCCTCGATGTATTTTGCCAGGGTTGTTTTGCCACTGCCCTGAGCACCAGTGATCCCAATCCGGTAATCCATTACGACCTTCTGTAAACGATCTGCAAAAAGCCAGGCTCATCCTCACTCTCACGTTGGGTATAAGCCGTATCCACAGGTACAAAGCCAAGTGAACGCATCATTGTCGCAGGGAAGAACGTGTCCGCACCTGGTACAGAGACGCTCATATGTGACAACCAGATCTCATCCACGTAAGGCATCAAAAGTGAGTAAATCTGGGCACCGCCAACCACCCATACCGGATCTGGCAGTTTCAAAACGTCTTCCACATTAACGGGGTAAAAGCCATTGGGGATATGCCCACGAGAACGCGTCAGAACGAGGTTGTGGCGCTCTGGCAGCGGTCGTTTAAGACTTTCCATCGTATTGCGTCCCATCACGACAGTGGCGTTTTTGGTGAGTTGTTTGAACAGTTTCAGATCGGTAGGGCAACGCCAGGGGAGTTCGCTGCCAATGCCGATTTCGTAGTTGCGGCCAACAGCTGCAATCATCTTCATTGGCTTACCTCATAAATAACAGGACGCTGGTGGTAGCCGGCCAGCGCGGAACGTAGCCGCGCGTCTTGCACCAGTGCAGCGATTAGCAGATCACCTTTATGCCCGGTAAGTGTTTGCTTAATCAGCGACTCATAGCTGGAGTTTGGCGCTCTGAGGTGCAGCCAGTCATAATCGATGCCGAAGTCTTTCAGCCAGCGTTTGGTTGGTGATTCGAGTAAAGCGGAACGGCTGTCGATAAGCACAATCTCCGCGCCAGATCGCGCAAAGCCACGAAGCATTCGGCTGGTGGGGAAGATAAGTTCATCACCGGCAATGAGTGCGCCAGCATCGTTGTCAGACGCTGATTTTCGATGGTTGCCCCTCGCCAGCACACCTTCAATCTCACACAATACGTACATACCTCTGGCCATATCACACCGCCACAGGAACCTTGATCCACGGAAGAGGGGTATAGCCGCAGATCTGCACGCCATCCCATTTAAAGTCGTCCAGTTCGGCCCATTCATGTGGGAAAATGACAATCGGATCTGACTCAGCAGGCGCTTCACGTTCCATCAACTCCTGCACACCCTCTTTGTGGTTGTCATAGAGATGGACATCAAAGCCAAAATGCACGAATGCGCCAGCCATGTGGCCGGTGATCTTCGCAATAAACTGCGTCAGGATGCCGTATCCGGCGATGTTGAATGGCATACCCACGAAGGTATCGACACTGCGCTGAACCAGGCAGGAGTTCAGAATGCGCTTCGGAATCCCCAGCTCATCCAGCGTTTGTTCGGAGATACCGCCTTGTTCACCCAGAAGGCATAACATCTGCGTGTAGATGGATTCGTGGCCGTGGCGATTGTGCTGCAAGCCTATATCGGTAGCCATCGTCAGTCGGGTCTCAAAATCCAGCTCACGACTCCACAGCGAAAAGACAAAATGGCACGGTGGAAGCCTCATATCTTCCAGTTCGCCAACGTTCCAGGCGTTCAGCAGGATACGACGATCTGTCGGGTTGGTTCGCAGCTTGTCGACAATGGACTGCAACTGGTCAATCTCGCGGGAAAGGACAACGCGATTTTCGTTGATGCCCAGATAACCCTCAACCTTGTAGCCACGCTCACAGTACAACTCAAGTTTTCTCAGGTACTCGTCGTGGGAAATGATGCGCGTGTCATTCCAGCGGCGCCACTGCTTCCCATAGACCGGGCCTAAATCCCCGTTCTCATCAGCCCATGCGTCCCAGATTTTCACGCCGTTTTCTTTCAGGAACTGAATGTTGCCGGTTCCTTTGAGATACCACTCAAGCTCCACCAGCAGCGGCTTGAGATTGACGGATTTTCCTGAGATCAGCGGAACAGAACCGCCAGTCAACATGTAGAAAGACGGCACGTAGGAAACGCTCTCAGTACCAGTACCGGTGCGATCGTCGGCATGAACGCCACTCTTGAGTACCGTCTCAATGACTTTTGCATACGAAGAATTGGCAAGCTGACCATTGGTATGCTCACGATTAAGAAGGATAGACAAATCAGACCTCACAAATGATAAGTAAGTACATACCTACATATAAGTTTAGCCAGAGCAAGCCTGCAAGACTAGGGTTCTATGACAAAAAAAATGGTGGCACTCAGGCCACCAAAACTGTTTGAAGAATATTAATATTGGACAATAAAACACGCCCAAACAATATATAATGATAGGTTTGTACTTACAAATCTTTTTTCACTATCTCATACAGTGATGATGCCTTCGCTTTGTCAACGAAACGCGTCAGGTCAACGTCGCTGTAGGTCGGAGATTTGAGTATTTTGCCATCTGAGAGGCGGAAACCAATCATCATGTCCGTACCTTCTGCATGGCGGAAGCCCAGATCCTCTTTGGCGTATTTGCAGTTTTCAACCGCGACACGACGCTCTTCAGCATCAGCGGGCCACAGTTTCGTCATGTTGGAACGATGGATTTCGGCCACCAGTTCGACGATGTCGATGCCGAGGAAATCAGCCAGACGGTAAGTCATCATGCACGCAACGTAGATCTTGTTCATCACACGACGCATGTCCTGAATCAGTTCAGAATCGCTTACCTTCTTCGTTTCCAGCTTGTCTGCCAGTGCATTCAGCATTTCTGCCGCTTCTCGCGCTTCCTCAAACGGGATAGCCATGTCCTGATATACGGTATTGCCCGGAACCATGATGGTATGGATGAAACGATCGACACTCTGCTCCTGAGTGTAATAGGTCATGCCTGTGGAAATACCACCTTTGATAGCCACCATTGTTCCAACGCCCACATACAGAAAGTCTGCCATCGCATCCAGCAGCGCAGTCATGTCGCCTTTCTCTGCTGCCGGTATACCCTCGGTAACAGCTTCTTCGTGGATTAACTTCGCACGCAGTCGCAATAATGCCGGTTCTGGCATGACGCGGCGCGGATGCTGGAACAGCGCATGGAACTGGTCAACCATCATGTAAATGCTTTCTGTCGCCTGCCCATAACCTGGATTCAGTTCATACGGCTCCGGTTTGAAGCCAATCAGTTTGTCAGCAGCTAATTTCAGATGGTCGGTCAGTTTCGTAAATTTCATTTCTTTGTTTTCCTTCGTACTTCATTTGATGCGTCAATTGTGACCCAGACGCACCAGGCCACAAAATCGTAATACTCGGCTCAAAGGTCAGCGAACAGATAACTCTGACAGCAGCCAGCATTTCATCCAGGCCATCGCATCCACTTCGATCTCGGGGAAGCCGGGTACTCGTCCCAGATCCCGAATCGTCATGATTGACGCTGGCAGAGACAGCCTGAACGTACTGGTTAAGTCATAGAAAGCCTTGACCATCTCCATGCGGGTTTTGCCTGCGTTTCCGTTTTCCCAGCTCTGGAACAGACACATACCCGTCAGCATGAAGACGTGCTGCGGCCCCTCAATGGGAAGTGCGTTCACTCCATCGCGCACCAGATATTCGCCAAGAAGACGAACGGTCGCGGCATAATCGAACAGCTCATCGCGCTTAGGTTTGATGTAGATCCCCAGCTCTTCAATTTCCTCAATCTCATAGGATTTCAGCAGCCCGGCATCGTATGCGCCCTTGTCTATACCGTTCATGATCTGCCGATAAAACACCGGGTAGTCATACTGACCAAAAGCGTCTTTTCGTATCCCGGAAATGATCAGCCGTGCGGCAACGCGTGAGTAGTTCGGTGTAGCGGGAGTAGTCAGTGCAGCAGCTGCCTTCACCAGTGTCTCGTGCAACTGTCTGGTGGTCATTCCGTCGAAGATGGACGCAGCTGCGCCTGAAGACACGGCAGCAGCGCTGACGTTGCGGATATTCTCTACGCCGCGCATCAGAACGCGGTTAATTTTCTCTTCTGACAACGGCTCAATTGAGCCATTGCGTTTAACGATCCTTGTCATATCTTACCCATTAAAAAGGCCACTTTATCCGTGGTCTTATATTAGTAAATAAGTAGTTACCTATCAATTCAGGCTTAAAGAATCCCGGAAAGGACGTCGCGAACCTGACGGAACTGATCAGTCTGCATACCGGTGTAAATCGATGCTATGGCGTCTGCAAGGTGTTCGTTCTTGTTGACGAGCACTTCCTTGCCAGCTTGCTTCCTGCGAAGCCATGGGGCATCTGGTTGCTTCTGTGTAGCCCACTGGATGATCTCTTCCTTTGACGTAGTCAGTTTATTCCCGACGTAATGCTTTATCTCGTTTGGCGTGACCTGAATCAGTGGCTTATCGACGCAAGCCAGTACTCCGATACAAATCCCATATGACGTCTGAGCGCGACTTGATTGACTACCAACCGGCAACTCGCAGAACACCATATGCGCCTGATCGATGATGGGTTTCGCTGTTCGCCAGATTTCATTGGCGCGGCGCAGGTCGTCACTGTTAACACGAACCGTCTTTTTGTTACCACCTGCTTTGGTTTCCACGAGCGTCAGCCCATGAATGCTCAGCTTGTCGGTTTCCAGATCAAGTGTCCCCATAGCCAGGCCAAAGTTGCTCATTGAGGGGTCGACACCAACCACACGGATGATTTTACTCATACAGATCTCCTTACCATGTTGCCCATATCGGGCATTCCATTAATTTCTCTTCCAGGCTCTTTGCATGGGCCTTGCCGGCAGGCTCTGGAATACGGCTTACCACGTGAATGCTATCGCTCGTCAGCACACCTGACTCAATATCTGCGTCCATCATGCTCTGGCCGATGAAGTTACACATAATGTCGATCAGCATACGTGAGGCTCTCGCGTTCACGCGGAACACGTGTGGCAGAGAAACCTCTATCACTGCGCTCTTACCATCGTCAGTATCGAAGCTCAGTTTGCCTCGATTTGAAAATTTCCCATACGCGTCGCAATCAAGGGTCATGCAGGAAAAGGCCTGGCCAGGCATGGCAACCTGGTCGGCCCGTGTATTCACTCTTCGAATCAGATTAGTGAACGCCATGATGGTGTGCGCTGCCATTGCCCCGTAAAGCGCATCCTCTTTAATGTTCAGCTCACCGGTCTCCGGGATCACCACGAACCCCGCCCCGGAGTGAGGAAGATAACCGCCTTCCGCAAATGGATTAATCAGAATTGGGGCTGTACTTCCTGACGGCATGGATTCCAGATTAGACATCCGCGGCGTCTCGGACAGCAGACTGGTCAGCACCACAAACTGCTCTGTCTCAATATTGCTGTTATACCAGGCAAGTCTGGGGGCAACGTCGGCGGCGGTGTAGCAGTTAATCAACCTGATGGACTGCATTACGGCGAACATCTGCAAGAACTGCGTGCGGCTCAGATTAAGCGACATAGCTACGCCCCTCTTTCACTTCGACAGTAATGATTTCCCGGAACCACGACTTCATCTCCTTGTGGGAAATGATCATCACCGTGCCGCGCTCACGAGCCTTAGCTTCCAGAATCCCCATGAGCCGCTCCAGACCGGCAGTATCCAGCGCATCGTCAATCTCATCACCGATAAACAACTCGATGCTCTTGCTGGCACGACTGGCGACCAGATCTTGCAACGCCAGCGAGCAAGCAATACGAACCTTTCGCTTCTCGCCACCAGACAACGTCTGGAAGGACTTACTGGAACCGGTTTTGCTCACACTGATATTGAACTTGTCGCGATATTCGCCTTTCTTGGTGGTTTCCATCGTAGACCATTCGGCCACGATATTGCCGTCTGAAAGCGTGTTGAGATACTCCGCAGTTCTGATATTCAGGAACGGGGTGACAGAAGTCAGGATGTGAGAACGGACACCGGCTGGTGAGTACACCTGGCGAGCTTTCTCCAACAGTAAAGCCTGCTCCTGCATATTCTTTAACTCTGTTTTTAATACTGCATAGTTAGATTTATTGGCAGCCAGGTTATCTTCGTGACGCTTAATAACGGCCAGAAATGGATTTACTTCTGCCACGATGCGATTCACGTCAGTACGCGCCCGCGCCACCATCGCTTCGACGGCCACAACTTCACGTTCACGGTGGCGCAGCGCACTTAGTTCATTGGTCAGGCGTTCGATTCTGGCGATGATTTCTGAGACGTCAGGTGTGGCTGCGACCAGTGCAGTCTCGATGCCGATCGCTTTCTCAAGACGAGCTTTGTGTTGAGCCACTGCCGCAGCTGATGCCTGCGCCTGGCCGATCTCATTACGCGCTTGCTCAATGAAACTCTCCTTCACGGTGGACAAATCTTCTTCGCAGTAGGGCTTTCCACACGTAACACAAGGTGCTCCGACTTTTGTGCTGACCTCTTCTGCTTTGGTTTTAAACGAGCGAGCGCGGTTCATCGACTCGTTCTGTGCCGCTTCTGAAGTACGGATGCTTGAGCGGATCTCCGTAATCGCACCGCGCACCTTCAGCAGTTTGGCATCATGCTCTTCTTTGGAGGCCAGCTTCCCACGTTCACCGGCGATAGCGTTCTCCGTATCGCGGATTTGTTCAGGCAGCGTGCGGATTTCCATCACGACTTCAGACAGCGTTACCTCGGCGCCAGCCAAATCGACCCGGGCTTTGTCCAGACGTGCGCCGCGATCGCGCTCCCAGCTCTCAGAGGACGCTTTGGCCGCCTCAATCTCAGACTTTGCGGTCTCGATAAGCGTGACACAGGCGTCCATTTTGGATTTAGTAACATCCATGCGTGCGGCAGCTGCATTAGCACGCTCACGAGCAATGGCATAGGCACGCGTTAACCGGTCGACGCCAGCGGCTTCCTCCACGATGGTTTTGAGGTTCTTGTCTGACATGCCTGGAAGATCTGGCATCGCTTCCTGACTGGCATAGATAGACGCCATGAAGACTTCTTTTGAGGCACCAATCAGGCGCTCAACGAACTCCTGCGTCAGTGTGTCTTTTCCTTTGGTCATGTCGCCGTCTTCACCACGGACAATGAGCCGGTTCTTGAACTCTTTATGTTTGCGATGGCGAATGATCGCGTATTTCTTGCCTTCGTCTTCTACTGTCACCATCACCCGGCAGTTCTTCTCGTGGCCTGTAGACAGCACATCATCACCTTTGACGCCATGTGCAGTCTCACCATACAGACACCACATTAAGCTGTTCATCAGTGTGGATTTCCCAGCACCATTGCTGGCGGCAGACGTGTCACCACTGTTCACCCCCTGGATCAGCACCAGACCACGCTGGTCTAACTCAACCTCGGCACTGGCAAGCGCCATGAAGTTCTCGACCTGTAGTTTTAAAAATTTCATACAACGACCTTCATTCTGTCAGTGCAATGTCTGACCTTCTTTCAATCTGAACTCTGTGTGGGCGGGGAAAGATCTACGTTGAAGAATTCCTTTCTTCGACAGACTTCCAAGATAAAACGCCACACGATTTCCTTTTGGTGGGTAAGGCTTCTGGAACATCACCGTCTGGCCACTTTCAAGTTTTCTCATCATCTCGATGAAGTCCCAAAGGCCACCAGATTGATCCCAATTCACACTGCCTCCGCGCTCTCCGCTTCGGTCAGGATTTCCTGGCACAACATGTCCAGCCGTGCGAGGTCAAAACCGCCATCCGTGTCGTGGACGATTTTGCAGTACGCCGCCACAGACTCGCCCAGACTGTCAATCTTGCTGGTTTCGGCAGTACTGGCTGAGCCTTCCATCATCGAGGCTTTGCGGATGAAGTTGCAGACAACACCTTTTGCGCCCATCGTTTTCAGGACGTTCTGGAGTTTGATGCCTTCTTCATCGCTCCCGACGACAGCACGAAAGCGCACGTAGTTGCCGCGGATCTGGTCGTCGTCGACATCATCTTCCAGGTTCACGAACCTGGGCGCAGAGGTTTCGTGGTGGGTGAATGTGCCGTCAGGATTCACGATCATGAAACCCGCCAGCGAACCCACATCGCCCCAATTCTGGTGAGTCAGTGCGCCAATGCTTACCACGCCCGGCAGCACTTCTTTATGGTTGTGATAATGCCCGGACAGTAACAGGCGAAATCCGATGTCTTTCAGTTCCTGCGCATCGATTCCCACATCCGGCATGGTGGGGATTGCCTTGTTGATGGAGGTATGAACAACCACGTCATGCTTGTCGCCTTCCAGTCCGGAACGCAGTGCTTTTAGATCGCTAATCAGCTCGGCGTGGTTGTTACGCCAGCTCACCAGATGGACAGTGACATCGCCCGCCTTGATTGCATGAGGACGCTTACCACAGACGATTTCCACGCCAATAGATCGCAGTGACGCCGCTGCATTGGCGCTGTAGACAGAGTCATTCGTTTCGAGGTCGTGGTTGCCCGCGAGCATCGCCACCTTGAGGCCCAGTTCGTCGATAATCCATTCATAGGTTTCAGTGACAAAGTGCAGGACTGAAGGGGATACAGCACCACGAACGTGGAAAGTGTCGCCAGCCACCAGCATGTACTGGCATCCCGCAGCTTTCATGGTTCTGGCAGCTTCTTTGGTCGCTTCCAGTTGGATCTCCAGTCTGGAGTTCAGCCCGTCAGCGTTAGTTGTCGCAAAAGCATCCCAGCGATGATAATGGGGATCAGCAATCACCCCGTATGGAACAGTCATGTGTCTTTTCCTTTGTGGTTGTTTTGATACAGATATTAAGCGTGCTGTAGAGGCGAACAACTCTGACAACACGGCACAACAGGAAGAGTTCAGGCACATGATTATGACAAATAATATAAGTAATTACATACCTATTTTTAATGGTGAAAAGCGTTCCGGACGGGTGGGTTTACTGAGGGTCTCGGTACAACAGCTGCGTACCTGAAGGGGATGTGTCGATAAGTCTGAATCCACGCCGTTTCAGCATATCTGCCATTCTGGTGGATTTGTGATAACACTTTGCCATGATTGCGTGAGAAGGGTTTGATTCCAGCATCTCTGTGACAACCTTAGAACCGTAGCCTTTACCCTGTAGCTCTCTGATAATGCTCACGGCGCGAAGTTCCAGACAGGGGGCGCCTGACGGATCTAATGCGGCACACAGCCAGATGATGCCAGCTCTTGTGTCGTCAGAATCGCGCATCACAATGTAGATGAAATGTCCGGAGTACTTGCCTTCTTGGTTAGTTCTGATGGCTTCGCGGATCTGCTTTTCGAACACCTTGTTGCTTTTTGAGGACAAAAACTCTCTGGAGAAGTGGCCTCTGCGAGCGCCGTCCTCAAATTCAGCCATAAGAAATGGGATATCCGCGAGGGTTGCGTACTCTGTGTAAAATTCACTCATGCATAATTCCATTTGGCTCTCAGCGTCCCTCTACGCTACGCCATTTTAACCACGAGTAAAACCACAAGTTTTTCTTTAAATCGCGTCTGAGGGCTTCTGACGTGCTTTCCTGATATCGACCACCCCTGCTTTTGGGCGCGGATCTACCAAATTCAGCTCTTCTTCACTGTGATACTCCGTATCGAACTCCCGGCTGACCTGACCAATGTAGATAGCTGTCAGCAGGCTATCTT